CATTAAACCATTTATTAAGAGGTATATCTGGTATAGTAATTTCTTCATTAATTACATTAAACGTATTCATCATGACAATAAGCGCGTTTGTATTTGGGGCTAAATATAACCCAGGAGCATTATTTGGAAAATTCAGTCCAGTTTGTTCCAAATTGCTGTTTCCTTTATGAAAAATATGTTTATATTGCCCTTCCAAATATTGTAAATTGTTAATATAAATCCACACAGACCAGGTAAATTCGATGCCTTCATTGGCATTAATAGACCGATGAATGGTAACCGCATTATTATTAATTGGGTCTTGAGGAAAAATAATCATTTGTTTCGCATCCACCATTCCATCAATCAGATGAGGCGAATCCGATGGTTTTATAAAATAACCGATTAATGAAATACCCACCCTTAATAATACAATAAATCCAAAAATAACTAAAAGTAGAAAAGCAAATTTGGCTACTAAACTATTGGATTCTAAAAAGGAAGCATTTCCAGAAGTTGGCGTTGTAGAAAATGATTTAAATGCGCCATATTCACTCATTATATATATTAAATAAATAAGAAAATATTATCCTATTTTGTATTAAGTACATTTATGAAAAATTCACTTCTTGAAATGACCCATCTCCGTCGTTAGATGTGAGCATAGTACAAATTAATTTATTTTTATAAAGTAAAACTACTTTGGGTTTCTCCATTTTCGACTAAAGAAACTTGAAGCTCATAATCGCCAAACATAGAACCAAAACTGCTATATCCCCTCGTATAAATATTCCAAGCATCTTGTGGGTTTAATGAATTTGGGAAATATTGTAGCCGAGAGGTCCACCCATCAAATCCGCCAGCAGGAGTAACATAAATGTCCGCACTATTATTCACACTCGCCACACCAGGCAGTAAACATGTTCTTACTAATTTTCCGTCAATATAAATATCCATGGTTCGTCCATAAATACTAACAAGTAAATTAACCCATTTTTGAATAGGTATATTTGCTACATTACACATTTGTAGCTTTCCATTATATACACTAGTTGCAACAATTAAATTATTTTTTTCAGAATCTAGCCATATTCCAGGGGAAGCGTCATTACCTGTAACCGTTCCGTTTTGTTCCATTCCTTTTATTAAAATTGCTTTTTGAGAATTAACTCTGTAATGCCAATCAGCAATATAAATCCAAAAACTAACAGTATATGCCATATTAGGAGAACCAGAACCAGATGAAATTGGCAATACCCACGACTTTGAATTAGCTGGGTCACTTGCATCAATAGCTCCAGAAACTAAAATTGGATTTTCATCATCTCCTTTCTTTGATTTTTGAATTGCTTTATAAATCCAATAAACAATAATTCCAACAACAAAAAAAACAAAAAGACCAACTAGTAAAAGAACAAATTTATTTATACCTTTTAAATAAGCAGTTGTACTGTTAATATAAGAATATGATTTATTTGCTCTATTTACATTTCCTTTTGCTCGAGCAGCGTTAGTTGCCATTTATAATCAAATATATTATACCACATATATTTATTTTTTTCTTCTTGTTAAACTAAATAAAAAATTATTTCGTTTTTATTTAGTTTTTATTTAGTTTTTATTTTTAAAGTTTATATGGAAATTGTATTATAAAAAACTGTATTACTAAATATTAGTATTTATTTTTTAATTATTACTTATAAATTAATCCTTATAAGAACTTTCATCATTAGGAGAACTTTCATCATTAGGAGAATTTACACAATTATTTGAGGTATTTTCTTTATCATTTTCTTTATCATTTAAATTATTATTTATAATTTCAGCAACATTTGATATATTATCATATTCTTTTTGATAAATATCATATATATCTGTAGGAAGTAAGTTACTATTATTATATGATAAATATAATATTTGTCCTGGAAAATTATTGTATTCAGGATTATTTGATGGTGTTGTTCCAAGATATAATGGTGTATTTTTTAAACTAATAGTACCATTTATTAATGCTGATTTTTCTAAAGTAGCATTCTTATAAAGTTCAACTACCTTATTATTAACAACTATAGTGTAATGAATCCATTTATCAAAAGAAAAATTTGTACTTAGAGATACTAACTGATTTGGTATATTTGTTCCAATGTCAAATTGTAGTGCCTCATTAACAGGTAAAGCCCATACGGCTAAGTCACTAGACTCAATACTATTTCCTTTCATTAATATAATTTTATCTCTTCCATAATAATTTGTATTAATCCATTTACTATAATCTATTTTTATCCAAAACATATAAGTAAATTTATCAGATATTCTAATATCAAATTGATTATTTGGAATATACTCAGATTTTTCATCTGGTTTTGAAGGAGGATTAAATATATATTTTTCTTCTCCATTATAAGGTCCTTTTACACCATCTATATCACATACACCTAATGGATTACATATAAAATTTTTTTTTCCTATATCTAAATCAGCTTGTTGCTTTCTATAATTTTTAATAAAAACATATAACCAATAAAACAATCCAACTAAAAATGCAGTAACAATTCCCCATTTTTCTGCATAATTGTTACCAATACTATATATTAATATTCCAGATAGTAAAGCAATAATTGAAAAAACTATTATTTGTGTAATAGGAGAAGTTATGAAACTATAAATAATAAATCCTACCACTAGAGGTATTAAAAATGATATAAAAATTTTTGTTTGTGGTTTAAAATCGACAAAAGTTTTTTTAAAAATTTGTTGTATTTTAAACATTTCAATAGCATTTTTTAATTCAGAATTTGAAAGATTTGATGACATTTTTTATACTATTATTAAGATAATTTAGACAATATTTTTATACTGTTACAAAATATAACTTATTTATATTTTTGTCCATAACATCATTCTTTCTTTTAAAATTGTATCCTCATCTATATTTTTATTTTCTTTTGAAAAATATGTAATTCCAAATATAATTGGAATTAAAATTGGACCCCATCTAAATAATGAACTAATCTCGGTTGTAAAAAAACTAGGTATAAAAGGTAATATATATGTTTCAACTAATCTAAAAAAAATATATATTCCAGCAAACACTAATAATGCTAAAATTTCAGGAGATTTAAAAAAAGATGAAACACTTAGTGTTATTTCTTTTTGAGATTTTTCAGATTTCATTTTGAATTTTTAGTAATAAATGTCTATAAATATTAACAATAATTATTATTAAAAAGAATTTGTATTTGAATATATCCACATATCAGATTGAATATTTCCTTTTATGCTTTGTTCAGCATCTGGTTGAAATTTTGGATTTAATGGCCCAATTGGTGTTCCTGGTAAACATCTGCTATAGTTTAAATCATTTTTTAACCATCCACAGTTACTTATTTTCATACAGTTATCAAAGTTTAAACCAATACAATTACTATTAAAATATCTATCACTTGCAGTGAATTTTTCTATTTGATTTAAGTAATAAAATACCAAAAAAAATCCAAACAATATACATATTAAAATTAATTTCATAATTATTCTTTTATAAAATAATTGATATTATAATATAGAGTCCAATGATTGAATTTTTTACTATTTGTTCTATTTCTAATAAACTTGAAAAAAATAAAAACAAAGAAAATTTAAAAGTAAAAGAGTTGTTTAATAATAATGAAAATATTATTAATATTTTAAAAACAAGTAATATAAATACGAACGCTTTAAATTTAGTAGCTGGTATTATTGCTCTTATAATTTCTATTTTTACAGCAAAAATAGCATATAATTGTAATATTAATACAAGTCCTGTATCTCAGATTATTGCTGTATTATTTGGTTTCTTTTTTTCAGGATGTTACCTACTTTATTACTTTATATGGCATATTTTATTAAAAAATAAATGTTAGTATTAGTTTATTTTATATTAAGAATTTTTCAAAATAAAATTGAATTAACAAAAAAATATAAAGTTTATAAATAATATAATTAATCCGATAATGAATCAGATAAAATTTCAATTGGGATATATGCCTTTGATAATTGCTTATGTCCAATTTTAAATCTACCAGAATATATATAGTTTTTCTTAAATTCATTTGAATTTAAGAACTCAATCACTTTTTCTATATTTACATTTTTTTTTGGTATCATTATCAATAAAGCTCCTCCAAAATACATTACATTTCCTTTGAAAGCAATTGTATCATCTCTTGTTAAATTTTTAACGTAAATACAGTTAGTTTCCTTTTTTTCCATTATGTGTATATTTCGAGGAGCTCCCCATTGATACCAATTACTTTCATTAAAATTTTTAATTTTTCGTTTAATTAATTCATCTTTATGACTAAAAAGATATTTATTAATATCTTCATTCTCACATGGATAGTTTTTAATATAAATGTATTTATCTATTTTATTCTGATTATTTAATATTTCAATATTATTTAAATCAGAATTTTTAAATACACTTTCTTTTCCAGAAACAAGTCCAACATAAATATCAAAATATTCATCAATAGATACTGTATTTACAATATTTTTACAAAAAGTAATAATACCATCATTTTCAATTAAATGTAGTTTTTCATCATTATATGAAATTATTTTTGGAAGATTTTTATTTTTACAATAACGAAATATTAATATATCAACCGTTGCATTTTTAAATAATTTTTCATTATTTGGGTGGTAAATATCTGTAAAAGTTCCTTCTATTAACATTTTTTTTAAAATATTTTTTGATGATGTTAATTTAAAAAAATCAGATGGAATAATAAAAATTAGTTCTCCTTCGTCTTGTAATAAAAAAAAACATTTCCAAATAAAATAAATATATAAATTACTAGTTTTTGTTTTTATATATGGTGGGTTTCCAATAATTGTTTTATATTTACAAGAAATTTCAGACTTTAAAAAGTCTGAAATTTTTATATTTTTTTTATTTATAATAAATTTTATATTACCATCAATTTCATAGCAATCAAACTTAACTTTATTATGTTTTTTAACATATTTAACAAGATCTCCTCTTCCAACAGAAGGCTCTAATATTTTATCTGGTTTATTTTTTATAAACTGATAAACTTTTTTTTGTAAAGTAAAGTCAGTTGTAAAATATTGACCGTGTTTTTTAACATTATTTTTAATATTTGTTTCATTGTCAGAACTAGTCAGATATATATTATATTCCTCATTAAATGAAGCTATCTTTTTTTCAGACATATTTACTATTAATATATTTTTATATTTAAATATATTAGCGTTTTTATTTTACATAATTTATTTACAATATATTATTACTAAATATGCAACAAAGTAATAAATTTATTGCACAAATAGGAACTGGTTATTGGGGTATAAATTTAGTTAGAGATTTATCAAAAATTGGTGTTTTAAAAAAAATATGTGAAATAGATACAACAATAATAAATAATATTAAAAAAGATTATCCAGATTTAGATATAACAAATGATTGGAAATCTGTATTAAACGATGAAAGTATTACAGCAGTAGTAATTGCTTTACCTGCAGAAAATCATTATAAGTTTACAAAAGAAGCACTTGAAAATAACAAAGATGTATTTGTTGAAAAACCATTATCTTTAAATTTATATGAAGCCGAGGAACTTGTAAAATTAGCAGAACAAAAAAATAAAATATTAATGGTTGGTCATGTATTAAGGTATCATCCATGTATTAAAAAAATAGAAGAAATTATTAAAAATAAAATTATTGGAAATTTATATTATATTAACTGTTCAAGAAAAAATCTTGGTAAAATTAGACATGTTGAAAATGTTTTATGGTCTTTTGCACCACATGATATTTCTCTTATTTTATCATTAGTTAATAATGCAAAACCTCTAAATATAAAATGTATAGGGCAAAAACATTTAAGTAATAATATTGATGATGTAACTGATACTTTTTTAGAATTTCCAGGGAATTGTTTTGCACATATTAGTGTAAATTGGCTACATCCTTTTAAAGAACAAAGAACAACAATTGTTGGGAGTGAAGGAATGTTGGTATTTGACGATACAAAATCAAATGATGAAAAATTAACTATATGTAAAAAATATTTAAGTAAAAAGCCAGGAGAATATCCAGAAGTTAATAAATCTGAATTTAAAAATGTTAAATGTGACTGGGTTGAAAATAAACTTCCTTTGCAATTAGAATGTGAACATTTTGTACATTGTTGTAAAACTAGACAAATACCTTTAACTGATGGAAACGAAGGATTAGAAGTTCTTAAAATTTTAGATATTTGCCATAAACAATTATCCAGTGTAAATACATTAAAAAAAGAAATAAATAATTATTTTGTTCATGATAGTGCAATTATTGGAGATAATGTAGTGATTGGAGATGGTAGTAAAATATGGAACAATACACATATACAAGGTGGTAAAATTGGAAATAATTGTTCTATAGGACAAGGATGTTATATGGCACCAGGATCAACTTTAGGAAATAATTGTAAAGTACAAAATAATGTTTCAATATACAGTGGTGTACACTGTGAAGATAATGTTTTTCTTGGACCATCGATGGTATTTTGCAATGACATAAATCCTCGAGCTATTTTTTCTAAAAATGGTAATTATATGAAAACATTAGTTAAAGAAGGAGCATCAATTGGAGCTAATGCAACTATATTAC